TGAAATACCAGACTGTTCGAGGATGATGAAACCATCTACGATAGCATTCTGTGTCTTCATTGACGATGCTGCGTTTAGTGCGAATGTACCGTTGTTTGGACGGCTATATGTGAAACCTTGTTCCGAACGAACGATAACCGGTTGGTTGTATTGATTACCTAGAAGGTAGTCGCGTCCTTGGAACTTGATTGAGCGGGTTAAGAGGCTTTCGTCTGGGATCAAATTCTGAATTTGATCGGCATATGCCATCTTGAATAGACCATTTAGGTCTGTGGTTGTTGTACCGGCCATTTTAATATTCTCCTTGAATTATGGCGTTAATAAATTACTCTATTTTACCAGTTCTTCATATCTTGGAGGTTAGCCAGCAGCGCCTTTGCGGTATTCGTGAACTAAGTGTGTTCTTGAGCAGGTAGGTTACCCATTGGGGCCTACCATTACAAGACTATTTAGCATCTTTACATATTCTTGAAGAAATCTCGTGGTGAGAGTATCTTCTTTTCATCCTTCTTTTCAGTGCGATTTTCATTTACTGACTTAGGAACTACTGTTGCTTTCTTTTCACCCTTGACAGTAGACTTAGCAACCTTACGAACTAAATCATTACCAAGAAATGCTTCAAGCACTTCTTCTGGTAGGCCACCAAGTAGTGAATTAATATCATGACGATAATCTTCCTTTACTTGATCAACTACATCCTTGGGCGAAACATTATATCCTGCTTGGAGTGCTGATTGCATGTAATAGATAATGCGACCAACCGTTCTTTCTGTCTTTGGTAAACCAGCAGATTCAAGTACACCAATAATGTCTGCTTGAATAGTTTCAGCATGACGATTGATGTCTGCTTCCATTTGTTCACGTTCATATTGCTCCTGAGCATTTCTACGTTCAGTTTCGTATGCTTGAACTTTGTTCTTGTATTCACGCAATTCACGTTCCTGTGGAGATAGCATTGCTTCCTGAAGTTCATCATTGATAACTTGTTCAGCAAATTGACGCGCATCCCTGCCAAGTAGTTTGAATGCTTCCTTTGGATTCTCTTTGAAGATACGTAATACTTGTTCCGCTTCTTTGCGAGACATAGCGGCTTCTTCCATTCTCTTTGAAGCAGCCTTGTTATGAGCATAACCACGACGAAGTTCATTTTCGTCTACTTCCATTTCCTGACCATCAACCATAACCTTATACATGCGGGCCACGGTTTCGGCCTTTGTTTCACCTGGTAGTGATCCAGGTACTCCATTTGTGTTTGGTTGTTGGGCATTATCCACCACATCGGCGGCGATTGCATTTACTTCGTTTTCCATTTTGCGTCCTTTCGATTTGCGTTATGGAGAGGGATTCCGGAATGGATTACCCTCTGATTAATTTACTTCTTCTTTTCTGGATGTTTCTTAAACCATTCAATTTGAGCAAGTCTGCGTAATGCTTCTTTGCGTGTCATTGTATCTTTGGAAAGTTCTTTTCCTGATTCAGATTTTACAACCCATCCTCTTCCTGGCTTATGTTCAATCATACTGGACCTCCAGGTAATTGTGCTCTTTGGTTAGTGCCGGCAATAATAGGTGCCTGTGGCATTCTTACTGCTGCTGCTTTTGCCTGAACTGCTTCACTACCCATTGGTGGAACATTTGTTGGTGCCATCTGTGGACCGCCTGCAGCATTCATTGTTGTTGCTGCTGGTCCTTGCCCTGGAACTGGAGGTGGATTACCTGGCTGTCCTGGGGTCTGTGGAGGTGGTAATGATGGTTGGTTAGTCAACATTCTAAATGACTGATATGCTGGATTACTCAACATACCAATATGTTCTTGAATGTGTTTAGCAATCACTCCAAACCTGTTTGGATCAGTTCTAATCAATGGATCACTTGCAACCGCAGCATGTTCCTGAATGTGTAGTACATGGTTATCAGTGAACAATACTGGGATATCTGTTCCATCAAGGAGCATTTCATTTTCAGTAGAAAGATTAAGTAGTTCCTCAACTGGACCTTGTGTCATTGGCTCAAGTTCGCCTGTCTCCAATACCATTAGATATTCTTGAGCAGTAGTGATAATCTTGTTCTGTAGCAAGTCTTGAGCAATACTCAATCTACCTGAAACAGTCTTGCTCAATGCATTACCAGATTGAACTTGTACTCTTGAAATACTATCAATATCCTTTGTGCTAAATGATTGTTGAATAATGCCCTTGTTACGCTTCCCAGCGATCTGGATGATACGTGGTGACTGAGCATAATCTTGTAGAATACCAATAGTAGCAGTGCCGACATCTTCTAACAATTGCACATAACTTTGTTGTAGCGGGGCATTGAATTGGATTGCCATAGATTGAACTAATGCCAATGCTGAACCACTGCGTAATGATGCTTCTGGATTTCCACGTGATACACTATTAACACCCGATAATGTTTCCATATCTGATTGTAATTGCTTCATAGCATTAAACAATCCTTCTGGTGCTGTAGGCATCATCATTATTTCTGGTTTGCCAACTTGTGCATTATAGGAAATTGTAGTGAACCCTGCGCTGAGTGTATCAGCCATAACCTGCGATCCAATTGGAAGCAGAATCTTTGGAATACCATAGTTTTCATTGATAGACAAGATTGTTGTATAGTGGGCATCGATCATTTCTTGTAATGGAAGTAAGTCTTGACTTACTGATTGCCCCATTGGGGTTCCAATTTGATCTGCTGGTACAATACGGTGAACTGGAATATGCTTGTAGAGTAGAATGCTATCACTTAGAACAGTACCATCAGCAAGCATTTGCATTTGGCGTCCTTCCGGGCAACCTGCACTCTTTACATGGTAGAATGTAAGCAATACGATTTGATCACTCATATTACTCTTATCTAAGAAGTTTCCACCAAGGTAGTGATTCTTTACAGTTACTCCACTTGGAGTGCTTGTAATTTCTTCCCTGTATTCTGGAAACTTAGAAGCAAGATCGTATTTGTTTTCGTATGAACGAACTACAACCCAACTACGCTGACTGAAACTCTTTAGGTTTGGATCACGAACAATATCGACTGGTTCGTGACTTCCATAATGAAGGTCTCCGTCGTGGCGTGTTTCACCTGTCTCTGGATCTCTTGCAATTGCATTACCTGCTGTAGGAATCCATTGTTCAGACACAAATCCTTCTGTGAATAGTAGAGCATTTCTTGTAGCATCACGTAAGTGGCGCTCAACACGCTTTTCACGCATGTAGTAATCTAATACTCCAGCAGCGATAATAGTTTGTTTCTGACTACGCGAATCACTATTGACAGATTGTGGTTGCCAAGCAGGACGATCAGTAATACTTAGAGTTTGAACGTGCTCAAGTAGGTTACGAAAGTGATTGACCTTGATAGTGCGGTATTCATTGCTTTCACCAGATTGAACTGTTTGTGCAAGTGAATATCTATTTGGGTTGTATGCGTAGTAGAGGCGTCTCCAAAGAGTAAACCAACCTTTTGACATACAAAATGTCCAGTAGTCTTGGCAACGCTTTAGAACTTCATCAGCACAGGTGCGGGTATCATCACTGGCCCAATAGTCTTCACTCCAGGGTCCGTCTTGATTGTTTTGTTCGAGATCCATTATTTAATACCTTTTAGTCCCATTTGCAACTTGAATGCTTCTAGTTCTTGTTTGGTAGAACTAATGGAGCCCCAAGTATTGTTTATTCGTTCGTCGAATTTATTGATTCGTTCTTCAAACGCCGCAATGGCAGCCGCATTCGCGGCTTCAGTATTTAGCACCATTTTCTGGTCTAAATATTTGTTGACCAGCCATCCAGCAATGCCTGCAATGATTACTAATGCAATGCTAAGTGAGATCATCTTCCCTCCACTGCACCAAAGAACTGTTCCCCTGCCTTACGTCTAAACTTATCAAATGCAATGGGAAGGAAAGTTTCCTCTGTTGATTCTGTCTTTACTACTTTTCCATCAATAATGAATACTGATTCCAAGCAAAACATATTGTGCTCCGCTTTCTTGAGCCTGAAGTATTCCACTGGTTCTATTTTGATTTCTTTTTTCATTAGTTTAACTCCTTAAATGATACTGGTATGGTTCCGTTCTCGATCCATTCAACCGAATCTTGGACCAACTTCTGTAATGATATATCTTTATCATCTTCTCTATATAGTTTTACGCTCAATGAATAGAGCAATGGCTGAAGTGCTTCGAATATCTGCTCTAGTTCTAAGTTGCGTTCGATTAATCCGCTAACCGTATCGTGTGCTTCTTGTGTTGCTTTTAGAAGTGAAACACTCTCTTTCATATCTGGTAATTTACTCATAACTTAATCCTTTTCTTGGGTTGTAAAATACTGCTGTTAGTTCTCCCTGTGCTTTTTGAATGTCTACTGATGTAACTGGTGGCACATAGAACTTAGTTCTATCTACTTGAGATATTGGTAATGGATCCTTGTGTTCATTTACGTTTCTTACCAGATATGTCAATGCTGCAAGTGCATCATAGTGACCATACTTAACACTTCTACCAAATTCAGTGCGTGACTTTGCCCAAATAGCAAACTTGGTGCAGAGCAATACTTCTTCCGCTTCTGGTGCAAATAGAATACGTTCATCAAATATCCAATCACGCACCTTCTGCACCATCTCATCCAATCGACCTTTGGTAGTACCTACGAATGGTAGTTTGTAGATTATATTCAAGTCGTTGATAACAACAAGATTGTTTGAGTCAGCAATGTAACGCAGTTCACCAGTGAAATTCTCTGGCCATAACTCATCGCGCTTTTTAACAATCATACCTGCAAGTTTGCTTGTGTTATAGTCCTTGCCCTGTAGATCCAAAGTAGAGTCAACTATTAGCCGTTTTTTGTGGTAATTGTAGTGGGCAAAGATGACTGCGCTCTTGTCCCTTACGCCTGTGTCTACTACAATATACCTGTGAAAGTAAGGCAGCAGCGGATCTTTCTTATAGGAGTTGTCTATTCTAAGTTTAACTGAAAGTTCTTCACTTAGTTCTGGAATTACCTGTAGTGAACTTTCTACAATTCTAT